CGTGGTTTGATACAATTCGGAAATGCTTTTTTGGGTCATCCACACTGTCTCATCGGAAAAGTATACATCGATTTTTGTGTCGCCCTTTTCGTTCTGATAGATCAGAACCCTTCCGGTTCATCCGGAACAGATAGAACAAATTAAGCAATCTATAAGGGAGTTTTCGTTTAATGACCCTATTGCAATTTGGCATGATAACGAAGTTGTAGAAGGTCACGGCAGACTTTTGGCTGTGATGGAAATGCCGGAAATTGAAACGGTGCCTGTTATTCGCCTTGATGATCTAACAGACGAACAACGCAGAGCGTATATGCTCGTACATAACAAGCTGACAATGAATACGGATTTTGATCTTGATGTTTTGGATGGATCTCCGCCTTGCAGCACCTTTTCAACCGCTGGAAGCAGGGAAAAAGCATGGGGTAAAGAAAAAAATTCCGAGAAGGACAACAAAAACAAACACTTGATGATTTATTTTTTGTGTTTCTGGACACCGTTGAAAAGCTGAAGCCAAAAATCGTTGTTGCCGAAAACGTGACCGGGCTGATCAAAGGGAACGCGAAGGGATATGTGAACGAAATAGTCAAGCGTTTCAGGGAACTGGGTTATGATGTGCAGATCTTCAAGCTGAATGCCGCATTGATGAACGTTCCGCAGACAAGAGAAAGAGTGTTCTTCATCGCAAACAATCAGGATTATCCAAAACTGAAACTGAATTTCAATGGAGAACCCATTCTGTTCCGGCAGGTAAGAACAGAAAAGGGGGAACCGATTCGCGGAGAAAAAACGAAGAACCGGCTCGACAAAATGCAGAGAGGAGATATGTGCATAGCGGATATCGTCAGAAGAACGGAAAACGGAAGAGAGGTCTGTTTCAACACCAAGATCATCTGGGATGACAAGGTCTGCCTGACGATAACGGCAAACGGCACCTTTATCAGGGCGTATGACAAAAACGCATTCAGCGAAGACGACTACCGAAACGTATCGTCGTTTCCCCAGGATTATGACTTCATGAATCAAAGCGCGCATTATGTAGGCGGAATGAGCGTTCCACCGAATATGATGGCCAATATTGCAACTGAAATATACAATCAATGGTTAAAGTAAAAGGTAGCAAAAAATGAAAATTGAAAATATATCTGTAAAAGCAATAACACCTTATGAGAAAAATGCTAAAAGACATCCTACAGAACAAGTAGAACATATTGCTAACAGTATTCGTGAGTTTGGATTTCGTCAGCCTTTGGTAGTTGATAAAGATAATGTATTAGTTATCGGACATGGTAGATTGTTAGCCGCTAAAAAATTAGGCATTACAGAAGTACCATGCGTTCGTGCTGATGATCTGACCGATGAACAGATTAAGGCCCTGCGTCTGGCAGATAATAAAACAAATGAATCTGAATGGGATTTAGATTTACTCGATGTGGAATTAAACGATATTCTTGATATAGATATGGAGCAGTTTGGCTTTGATTTGCAGGAAGAAGAGCCTGCAGAGATTATCGAAGGTGAAATCCCTGAAGAAGTAGAAACAAAATGCAAGTTAGGCGATTTGTGGCAACTGGGGGGGCATCGACTTATTTGTGGAGATAGTACGGTTCCTGTGGTTATTGACAGGCTGATGGATGGAGTAAAGGTTGATATGGTGTTTTCTGACCCGCCGTACAATATGAGTGACAATCTAAGTGGGTTTGTTTCGGGCGAAATGAAATCAAGGCTTGATAAAATAGTCGATTTCGACCCAAATACAATTATCGATACGCTTTTTGCGGTAGATACAAAAAATTATTTTATATTTACAAGTAAGGAACTTATACCGAAATATTTTGAGATATTCAAAGATTATGGATTTAATATTTTGGTGTGGTGCAAAGACAACCCTACTCCTATGACAAATAATACATTTTTGCCTGATGTAGAATATCTTTTGTATTTTTACCAAAACGGAAGAATATGGAATAATGGGCTTGATGTGTCCGTTTATAAAAAATATTACAATTCAAACAAAATGGAAGGCAGAAAGGAAGCGGGAAATGTTCACCCGACAATCAAACCAATAAAAATTATTGCCGATAAAGTTTCGATATGTTCCAACAAAGATGGTGTTGTGGTTGACCTTTTCGGCGGTAGCGGCTCAACGCTTATAGCCTGTGAACAGTTGAACAGAAGATGCTTTATGGTTGAGTTGGATGAACATTACTGCGATGTCATCCTGCAAAGGTACATCAATTTCAAAGGTTCTGATGAGGATGTATATCTGATAAGAGATGGAAAAAGAATTAAGTACAAGGATGTGATTTAATGGCGAATGAACAGAATCTTTTAAAGGGAGAAGATGCGCATAAACTAACTGTCGAAGAAGCCTCGAAAGGTGGCAAGGCATCAGCAGAAGCCAGAAGGCGAAAGCGTGACCTGCGCCTTGCCTTGGAGATGTTGCTTGAAAAAGATTTTAAAGATAAGAGCGGAAACGATATTACTGGCACAGAAGCGATCACGGCTAAACTGTTTGAACAGGCTATGAAAGGCAACGTAAAAGCATTTGAAACTATTCGTGCAACAGTCGGACAAGACCCTGTACAAAAGGTTATGATTGCAGAAGTAGACCAAGATGTAATTGATGAGGTTGAAAAAGCAGTATTAGAAGATTAAAAAAAGGAGAATAAAACCATGGAAGACAAAATGATAACAAGACAGGAAGCAATAAATGTATTATATCAGATTATGAATAGCGGAATAATAGACGAAGAATTAGAAGACGCATTACAAGAGATAGCCAACTGTATTGAAGATGAAAATTATCTAAAGATACATTCATGGGGGATGCCTTGCAATGAATATATAAAGCTGCATACTTCAAAGCGTACCGATTTGCCTGATTACGCAGCATTTATAAAAGAGTGCGAGGAAATATACAAGAGGTATTCGTTCGAATGACGAAAGAACAGGCTATTGATTTTTTAAAAAATAATCCGGCAAAGTTTGCAAAGCTGTTAGGGTTAGATAAGCTCGACACGATGCATAATGACTGGATTATTGATATGTTACGGGGCAAGGGTGACCGAACGTTGCAGGCATCGAGGGGAGTATATAAGACCACGAGCGTTTCGGTTGCCATTGCCCTTATTGCATTGTTGCTTCCAAATAAAAGGACGCTGTTCCTTCGGAAGACTGATGCAGACGTAAAAGAAGTCATAAAGCAGGTACAGAAGATTCTTGAAGACCCACACACCCAATATCTGGCGCAGGTCATTTATGGGGTGAATCTGAAACTTCTGATAAAATCCGCAACGGAGATCACAACGAACCTGACCACGGCTATTAAGGGAACGAATCAGGTTGTCGGTTTAGGTATCGGTTCTTCTCTGACAGGAAAGCATTTTGACTTCATATTCACGGATGATATTGTAAATATCAACGACAGGATTTCAAAAGCTGAACGAGAGAGGACGAAACTTGTCTATCAGGAATTACAGAACGTAAAGAACAGGGGCGGCAGAATTTTCAATACTGGCACTCCGTGGCATGAGGATGATGCTTTTTCTATCATGCCCGAAGCCGAAAGATATGATTGTTATCACAGCGAAGTAAAAAAGATTATAAGCCGTGAAGAATTGCAGGAGTTAAAGGAAAGAATGTTGCCGTCATTATTTGCGGCGAATTATGAACTGCGGTTTATTGCTTCGGAAGATGTCATATTCACAAATCCCGTTACAGGCGGCGATCCGGCAATGTGCGAACAAGGCATCATGCACGTTGACAGTGCGTTTTATGGTGAGGATTATACCGCGTGGGGAACCATGCGGAAAGTCGGGGACAAATACTACCTCTACGGCAGAACGCGAAGAAAGTCAGTTGATGAATGTTACGGCGATATGCTCTCTGATTATAACCGTTTCATGTGCGGAAAGATTTACACCGAGGACAACGCCGACAAGGGATTTGTCGCAAAGGAACTCCGAAAACTCGGTATGAGAGTAGTGACATACACCGAAAGTCAAAACAAATTTATAAAAATAACACAGTACCTTAAAGCGATATGGAAAGATCTTATTTTTGTTGAAGGAACAGACGCAGAGTATATCAATCAGATTTGTGACTACTTCGAGGAAGCCGAACACGATGATAGCCCCGATAACGCCGCAAGTCTCGCGCGCCTGCTTTACAAGAAAACTTCGGGCGATTACACGCCTCTTATATATCGGTAAAAGTATATTGACAAGTTTCCAAATCATGGTATAATTAAATAACAACGAAGAAAATGGAGAAAATATGGAGCCTGTAACAAGAAAAGAAATGTTTCTCGCGGCGGCGGGGCTTGATATAGAAACGCCTACGCCTATTACGCGAGAGGAAATGTTTTTTGAACGCATTGGAGGGCGGACAAAAAGCCTCGGATATGCAGTTATGTTCACGGTAAGTAATAGCGATTATTATTATGTTTCGGTACCAGAAGGCGGGAGCGTAACAAAGCCTGCCGACCCTACCGAACAAGGTTATGAGTTCGACGAGTGGCAGATTGAGGGCGAAGCCGTGATTTTTCCTTACACGACTACGGCTGATGTGACGATAAATGCAAAAATGGATTGGAATCACGAATTTTATAACACAACTATAAGCGACTTGAACTATATTAATAATTTGGTGATTGAATGAAATCATACGAAGATTTAATCGCTATAACAAGCGAGCAAGATAAGCAGAATTTTTTGACCGCGGCGATAAACGAATACAAGAGCAGTCTGATGTACAGAAAAGCGGCGGACGCTTACGAGTATTTCTGCAAACGTAACGTTACAATTCGGAATTTTACAAAATGGCTTTATACCATATCAGGAAACGCAGTACCCGACAATTTTTCCGCAAATTATAAGTTTGTAAACGCATTTTTCCCGATATTTGTACGGCAAGAAGTATCTCATCTTCTCGGAAATGGCGTAACGTTTCAAAACGAAGAGACAAAGGCGAGGCTCGGGGATATTGATAACCAATTATTTCGTCTCGGGCTTGCGGCTTGTTGGGGCGGTGTTGCTTATGGTTTTGTAAATTACGATCATATCGACATATTCAAATCGTTAGAGTTTTGCCCGCTTTTCGGGGAAGAAGACGGGGCTTTGCATGCGGGCATAAGATTTTGGCAGTTTGATTCACAGAAGCCTCTCCGAGTGACGTTATATGAAGAGGACGGATACACCGAATACAAGTATTATGAGAGCAAATGGACGGTACTGCAAGAAAAAAGAGCGTATCTGTTGACTGTTGTGCATACTGCAAGCGGTATTGTAGACTTGCAGGGTAAAAACTATCCATCTTTTCCTATCGTGCCGCTTTGGGCGAACGAAGAACATCAAACCGAACTTGAAGGACTGCGGGAAAAGATAGACGGCTATGACCTCATGATAAGCGGACTTGCGAACGATCTGAACGAGGCGGCTCATTTGTATTGGGTATTCACAAACGCGGGCGGTATGTCTGATTCTGACGTTATTAAATTCCTCGACCGGATGAAAACTCTCGGCGCGGCTATTGTTGACGAAGACGGCTCAACCGCGGAGGCTCATACTATTGATGTACCGTATGCGGCGAGACAGGCTGGACTGCAAGAACTGAGGGATTCTTTGTATCGCGACGCTATGGCACTTGATACGGATAAAATCAGTGCGGGCAATATAACGGCAACTGCTATCGAGGCAAGTTATGAAAATCTTACGCTAAAATGCGACGCTTTTGAAATGTGCGTTTTGGACTTCATAAAGGGCGTTATGTCGCTTCTCCAAATAGACGATTTGCCGACGTTTAAGAGGTCGCGCATAGGCAATCAGGCGGAGGACACACAGATGGTATTATCGGCAAATCTTGACACCGAGACCACTCTACACCATTTACCGTGGATCTCGGTAGATGAAATACCCGGCATACTCACAAGAATGACACGCGAAGAAGCGGATCGGTATGAGATAACCGAGGAAGAACTGACTGGGGAAGAACCGACCGAATAAAGGGGCGTTTGAATAATGGCAGATAAGGCGCGGAATATCACAGACAAACAACTCCGCAAAATGGAACGGCACATACAGAGCGTTTATAAAGAGGCTGAGAACAATATTCGCGAGAAATGGGACGAATATATGCAGAACGCAGAAAAGCGTCTCAAATCGCTTGAAATCGCGTATGTAAAGGCAAAGCAAAGCGGCGATAAAGCAGCCGCAAAAAAAGCGGGCGAAACTCTCGGTAAAGCGAAAGCGAATATCACATACCGCAATCAATATTTTCGTGATATGGTCGACGAGACAACAACGCGCCTTGCAAATGCTAACAAAATCGCTCTCGCTTATATGAACGGTCAACTACCATCTATTTATGCGGTGAATTATAATCAACTTGCAGGGGAGGCGGATAAGGTAGGGATAAAGTTTAACATTGTTAATGAAAACGTTGTTAAAAATCTTGTTACGCAAAAAGAAATAAAACTGACGTACAAAGGGCTTAACATTGCAAAAGACAAGCGGTGGAACGCACGGCAGATAAATGCTTCGGTATTGCAAGGAATTTTACAAGGCGAAAGCATGGAAAAAATCGCCAAACGCTTAACGCTTGTCATAGACAACAACGAGCAAGCGGCTATTCGTAACGCGAGAACGCTTGTGACAGGTACGGAAAATCAAGGGCGGCAGGACAGTTACGAGGATCTGCAAGAACGCGGGGCAGTGATAAAAAAGGCATGGATAGCAACGCCTGACGGCAGAACAAGACAATGGCATTTGTCAATGGACGGTCAAGAGGTCGACGTTGATGAAGACTTTATCGATGGAGAGGGAAACAAACTTGCGTTTCCCGGTGATCCGAATGCGGCTCCCGAGACTGTATATAACTGCCGGTGCAGTATGCGTACTCATATAATCGGCTTTAGGACAGCCGACGGCAGGATAGAAAAGGTGAACGCCGAGAGGAAAAGCGGGCTACATCAAGAGCAGATTGCCGAAGAGAGAAAAGCAAGAGGGTAGGTGAAAGGTGGTGATTTAATGGCAGGCATAGAATTTCGCATAAATGATTATTCGGCAGATGTTTTAAAAGTTTTCGAAGAGCAGGTAAAACTTGCGCTTGACAGCGTAGGACAGACAGCCGAAGGATACGCAAAAGATAATGCTCCTGTCGACACCGGTAGGCTCCGCAACAGCATAACATACGCCACGGCAACAACGGCAAGTAAAGGAAACGCAGACAGTAGACAAAAAGCAACGCCAGAAGCAAACGCCGTTTACATAGGAACGAACGTCGAATACGCTGCGCCCGTAGAGTATAGAGATATATCACACAAAACCGGCAAAGCACATTTTTTAAAAGATGCCGCGTCAACACACGGCAAAGAATACAAAGCAATAGCAAAAGCGGCTCTTTCCGAGTGAGAGGGTCGCTTTTGTAAATAATAAGTAAACAAAATAATATTTGTCTAAAATGTTACTTGACAAATTTTGTAAACGTGGTAAAATATGGAAAAATCTAAGGGCAAGGCACTGCCCCCGAGGAACAGGAGATAATATGGGACTTACACGGAAGTATCTGTCGGCTCTGGGAATTGAGGCTGACAAGATCGAAGAGATCATTACCGCACATGCTGAGACGGTGGACGCGCTGAAGGAAGAGCGCGACAAGTACAAGGCGGGAGCGGAAACGGCTGAAAGCGCGAAGAAGGAACTCGAAACGCTGAAAGCACAGAACACCAACTACGAAAAACTAAAAGCGGAATTTGACAAGTACAAAGCCGACGTCGAGAGTGAAAAAACATTGACGGCAAAAAAAGAAGCATATCGGGCTATTGCCGAAGATTCGGGATTGTCCGAAAAAGGCATAGAAAAAGTAATGAAATACACCGATTTTGCTAATATCGAACTCGACGAGGACGGAAAAGTCAAGGACGCTAAAACTCACATTAAGCAAATGCGCGAAGAGTGGTCGGAGCACGTTATCAAGACAGAGACACAGGGCGCGGAAGTCGCTAAACCTTTAGCGACAGGCGGCTCAAGATTAACTAAAAATCAGATACTCGGCATAAAGGACGACAAGGAGCGTATTAAGACTATTGCTGAAAATATGGATTTGTTCGAAAATTAAGAAAGGATTTTAAATTATGGCAAACGAAGTTTACACAACTGCTGAAAACAACCTCATAACTACCTCGCAGATGGTGAAGGCGCGCGAGATTGATTTTGTCAACAGATTTACAGGAAACATACTTACCAAACTCATGGAAGCCCTCGGCGTTACCCGCAAAATCCCGATGGCAGAAGGTACTACCATGTACGTTTACAAGACTGTGGGAACTCTACAGAGCGGAGTAGTTAACGAAGGCGCAATCATACCTCTTTCGCAGTACGAGAGAACGAAAACCAGGGTGGGCGAAATCGGCCTCAAAAAGTGGAGAAAAGCAACATCGGCAGAGGCTATAATCAAGAGTGGCGCAGATGAAGCAATAGCAGAGACCGACAAGAAATTGCTTAACGACGTGCAGAAGGGCATTCGCAGCGACTTTTTCGCATTTCTTGCGGGCGCGGACACTACTGTTGTAGGCGCGAGCACATTTCAGGCGGTACTTGCAAAGTCGTGGGGACAGTTGCAGGTGCTTTTTGAAGATGACGCGGTTGAAACCGTGCATTTCGTAAATCCCCTGACTATTGCTGATTATCTCGCGACGGCGAATATCACTATACAGACCGCGTTCGGTATGAACTACGTCGAAGATTTCCTCGGCCTTGGTACGGTCGTGATGAACTCCAACATTCCGCAGGGCGTTGTATATTCGACCGCAAAAGAGAATCTCATAATGTATTACATTACTATGGGCGGAGACCTTGCAAGAGAATTTGACCTTACCGCAGACGAAACCGGATTCATCGGTATTCATCATTTCCAAACATCGGAAAGAGCGCAGAAGGAAACTCTTGTAATGAGCGGAATACAGTTTCTCGTTGAATACGCAGACGGCGTTGTAGTGGGTCAGATCGATTCTACGCCCTCGCTTCAGAGCGTGACTGTAACCTCTGTGGCTGGCACGGCGACGGGCGATAGCAAGATTACTCTTTCGAACTACACGCTGGGCACGGGCGAAAGTTGGGTATACAAGACCGGCGCGACTACCGCTCCCGCAGTAACCTACGGTCAGAAACTCGGCTCGACTTGGACTGCGATTGATAGCGGTGACGATATTACACCTGCGTCCAGTCAAACCAAAATCACCGTGGCGGCAATTGACGCAAACGGCAGAGCACAGGCAGCAGGCAACACAACTCTGACTATTAAGTCTTAATCGGAAGGAGAGACGGCATAAATGATTGACGAGATATGCGCCGAGATCAATAATTATTTTGCTTATGACGAAGATAAGCATATCGGCGTTTTTAAAATCGAAGACGGTCAATTTATGCCGTCTCTTGATTTACCTACAAACTATATTAGGATTATCGGTAGTCGTTTGAACGAGGGAGTCCATAAGATATCTGACAACGACCTTTCTGACGAGACTTTTGACGGCGCGGTATGGATCATGTCACCGCCTATAGGTTTTCTTAACCTTGTGAATGATATTGAAGCATGGCAGATAAAATTCGGTGCGGTAGATGTAATGTCACCGTATATGTCGGAATCTTTCGGCGTTTATTCGCGGTCGAGCGCGGCGACGAATGACGGTTCGCTGACATGGAAAAATGCGTTCGGGGCGAAACTGAACAAGTATCGGAGGATACGCGGAATATGAATCTTTTACAGGAAAGTTTTGAAGATTTTACCATACTCGACAAATCCACTGTCAGAGATGGTTACGGCGGAGTTATAACAACGTGGATAGACGGTGCGACAATACAAGGTGCGGCGGTGTTTAATTCGAGTGCACAAGCAATGATAGCACAACAGCTCGGCGTTACATCACTTTACACTTTTGTCGTGCGTAAAAACACGCTATTGGATCATCTAACCGTATTAAGACGAGAAAGCGACGGCAAGATATTTCGCATTACTTCGGACAGCGACGATATGAAAACGCCCGCGAGTGCCACGCTTGACATGAGACAGTATACCGCTGAGGAATGGACGTTGCCCAATGGATAAAATACAAGCTTATGACAATTTTTGGTATTCGTTCGGTTGGGACGCTTACGACGAGACCTCTGTCCCCGATAATGCCGCTCTCCCATACATAACATATGAACTTGCTACCGATTATTTTGACAACACTCTTGCGCTTACCGCGTCTTTGTGGAGTAGATCTACCTCGTGGACGGATATTACCGCAAAGGCGGAGCAAATATCAGAGTATATCGGAAGAGGCGGCAAATTAGTACCGTTTCAAAACGGGGCGATATGGATCAAGCGCGGCACACCGTGGGCGCAGAGAATGTCAGACGCAAGCGACGATATGGTACGGCGAATTGTATTGAACATTCAGGCAGAGTACATCGAAAACGCGAAGCGAACTTTGGTAGGTAGTAAATGGGAATTTAAAGCAAATCCTGTTTTGCCCTCTCCCGCGGTCACATACCAAATAAATTATATTTGGGAGCAAGATAACTATATCCGCATAAGATTTGCAAGCAATTCTATTGATTTTCAAGGCGCGATGCGAATTGAAACGATAATGTTTCCGCCCGGTTGGGAAAATCACAGTCGCGCAATACAGATAACAGGCGGGCAAGACGTCGAAAATCTTGATTTAATCAATTATTTAAAAAACAACGCTACAGAGATAAAGGAGTAAAATATGCAGTTTGAACAAGTACCGAGCGATCTGCTCGAAACTTTACAGTTAAATGCGGGAGTGCTTACGACTGGTTTCACACCTGCGACCGGAGTTATAGGCACTATACTTGGCGCGACTACCGGCGGCATAACATTCAACGCAAATCCCAACTACGTGGATTTTGGCGAAGACGTCGACAACGTTCCCGCTAACACATGGCAAATGAAGCGCGTGACTCATTACGATCCGGTTATTTCCGGAACGTTTGTTTCACTCTCTTCCAGCGCGCGCGTAAAACAACTTGTAGGAGCGGCAACGATAGACACCCTCGATTCTACGCATATCATACCGGATCACGCGCTTAAAGAGACCGATTTTGCAGACGTGTGGTGGATCGGCGACTATTCCGACAAGAACAAAGGCGCGGCAACCGCGGGCTATGTTGCAATACACGTAAAGAACGCTCTTAATACTATCGGGTTCCAGATCACGTCTACAAAAGATGGAAAAGGTCAGTTCCCGTTCGAGTATCACGGACACTATGACTATGAAGACATTGAGGACGCGCCTTTCGAGGTATATTTGAAGGCGGGTACTGCCATTACACAGGCAACGTTGGAGGCGACATGAAAAGACTATCAGACTATAAAGACGACGAAGCCATAGAACTTTGGGGCGAACTGCTTGAACCGATATCGGTCATATTCAGCGACAGTTCGGAGATAATGAGCGACAAGAAAAAGACAATAGCGGCAAAAGCCAAGGCAATACTCAAAGCGCACCCTGAAGAAGTCAAAGAGATATTGCTTATAATAGACGATACGCCGGTCAATGGGCTTAATATCCTATTCAGATTAATAGCCCTTTTGCAAGATTTTGAGGACGGCGCAGATTTTTTTACGTCTGCGGAGCAGGAGAGGACGGTGAGCGGCTCTACTGGCTCGCCTATGGGGAATACAGAGGCAGACGAACAGTAAAGGCATTTATGCGGTATGTTAGGGCGCGGATCGAGGAACATCAACGCGAGGTAGCGTACCGCATTTATGTTACAGACTGTCTACAGAATATCCCGCAAAACAAGTTTTATACAAAGCGGTACGCCGATACGATCGTAACTCAAAAAGTCGATACAAGAAGCGGAGAAGAGATCGCGGCGGAAGTTATCAGGAAAGCGGGATTGATATTAGGTTTTTAACATGAATGTATTTGATTTATTTGCAAAAATATCTCTTGACACAAGCGGTTATGAAAGCGGGATCGGCAAGGTAGCGGCAGGCGCAAAAAATGCGGCGGCAACTATCGGCAAGGTATTCACGGCGGCTATAGGAGCGGCGACTTCGGCGGCAGCGGCACTGACAAAAACCGCAATAAGCGGAGCGTCAGAACTTGCCGAATACGGCGACAACATCGACAAGATGTCGCAAAAACTCGGTATATCTGCCGAAGCATATCAAGAATGGGACGCTATATTGCAACATTCCGGCGCGTCTATAGATTCCATGCAGTCAGCGATAAAGACGATGGTCAGCGCGGCAAATACGGGCAACGAAGCGTTCGCAAGGCTTGGTATCACAGAGGAAGAACTTGCGAAACTCAGCCAGGAAGATTTATTTGCGCGCGTTATATCCGATTTGCAGGAAATGGGCGAAAGCACAGAGAGAACTTATATAGCGACTGAGTTGTTAGGCAGAGGCGCGATGGAATTAGGCGCGCTGCTTAATACATCGGCAGAAGACACCGAAGCAATGCGACGAGCGGTGCACGATTTGGGCGGCGTAATGTCGAACGAGGCGGTCAAAAGCGCGGCATTGTATCAAGATACCTTACAAGACATGCAGACGGCGTTTAGCGGGCTGAAGCGCGGCATAATGTTCAATTTTATGCCAGCAATAACCACTGCTATGCAAGGCTTAACCAAGATATTTGGCGGCAATGGAGATGAAGGTATACAACAACTCTCAGACGGCATTAATCAATTTGTACAGAACATCGGCGCGGCGGCGAGCAAGGTGGCAGATAGCGGCGGCAAAATCGTCTTATCATTGGTCGATCCTATCGTCGAGAATTTGCCCGAATTTCTTACAATAGGCGCGGACGTTTTAACTATGCTGATAACTGGCATAGCGCAGAAAATCCCCGATTTAATGCCTGTGGTAGTGCAGTTGGCAGAATATATCGGTACGACTATTGGAGACCTTGCGCCTCAACTATTGCCGGCGGCGTTTGCGTTGATCTTGCAATTGGCTCATAGCCTCGCCGAAGCATTGCCCGGGTTGATACCTACTATTGTGACCATTGTCGCAGATATCGCAAAAACGCTCACAAATCCCGAATCTATCGGAATGTTGGTTGACGCGGCTATTGGCATTATGATGGGACTTGTAGATGGTATTATTAGCGCAGTACCGATATTGCTTGACGCGGCGCCCGAAATAATATTAAATTTGGTCACGGCGATAGTCGATAATGCGCCGAAATTGCTTGACGCGGCAATCAATATAATATTTGCTTTGTCAGATATGCTAACCGATCCCGAAAACCTGTTAAAACTGATACAGGCGGCGGTAAAGATCGTTGGTGCTATCGGTCAAGGGCTGTTATCGCTTGTCGGAGACATCCCAAAAATCGTATCGCAAATCATAAACAAATTAATAGACAGTATAGCCGGACACTCAGAAAAAACTTCAAACGTCGGCGCGGATATTTTCAATTCGATAAAAGACGGCATTTTGAAAAATTTCGAGCAGGCTAAAGAATGGGGCGCGGATCTGATCAAAAACTTTGTCGAGGGCATAAAATCTAAGTTTGAAAACTTCAAGAAGGCTCTCGGAAATATCGCGGGCGCGGTCAAGGATTTTCTCGGATTTTCCGAACCAGAAAAAGGTCCTTTGTCAAATTTCCATACTTACGCCCCCGATATGATGGAACTCTTCGCAAAAGGCATAAAAGACAACAAAGACCTTGTTATCGGGGAAGTCAAGAACGCTTTTGACTTTGGCGATATGATCCGAATGCCTGAAATGACGGGCGGGCGGAGTTCGATGAGAACATCTGACGAAAAAGACACTACAGTCGTGCTTGAACTTGACGGAGTACAGGTGGCGCGTACAATGTACGGCCATAACAAGGCGGAATCAAGAAGAATGGGGGTTGTCATTAATGGTCAAAGGTCTAAACGTTGACGGAATAACATATGACGTTGCAGTCGGGGTAAAACGAAAAACCCGTATAGTATCAAGTGACGTCTCAGGGACAATGCTCAACGGCGATTATTATTTCGATCCTTTGGGTTCGTATTCTGATTATACTATTACGATCGCAGTACCCGCAGGTAACGAAACCGAGTACAAAGAACTGTATGAACGTTTGACAAATGTGCAATATCTTTATCATACGTTTATTCTGCCATACGATCAAACCAATATACAGACAAAGGGGCGCGTAGAATTGATAAACGACGAACTTTTCAGGGTAGAAGGAGCGGTCACGCTTTGGCGCGCGATCAGTTTTGATATACTCGCAAGCGAGTTCACAACGTATTATAACGAAGCGATAATGACGGAAGATGATACAAACTAATGGTAAAAATAACTATATTTAAGTATCTTGATAATCCGCTCGCACTTTACGACGAGTTCGAGGACGACGCTATATCGGATCTCAAATTAACAACGGGAACGATGATCGGCGGGGAAGAACTCCCCGTCGGTGAACTCAGTTTTACGCTTACATGGCAGCACGGTGTAAGTATTGCTAAGCCTGACTATTGGTTATGGTTAAAATTGCAATACAAGGGCGATGACATACTTTTATATCGTTGCACGGAAGTCAAACTTCTTGACCATGATGCAGATATATTCGTGTACAACATAACGGCGCAGTCAATATTAACTCTGTTAGAGGATATAACCGTACCGCCTGTTATGTACATTAATTCTACTTCGGTCACGACGGCTCTGACAAATTTATTTCAGATGACAGATTTGCCAGTTAATTATACCGCGGATCTCACGTCGTCGGGCAGAACGATACAAGGATATTTACCCGAGCAGTCAGCAAAAGAGCGTTTACAGTGGTTGTGCTTTTTTGCGCGTTTGCGTGTAATTACTGTCGGCACAGGTTATCCAATACAGATTGATTTAATGCCCGTCGACAAAATCACAATATATCAGAGAAACCGAGTATATTATCACCCTAAAGTTTACAATAATAGTTCTTATAATATCAATTACCGCGACTATGTATATACGGGAGCGCAGACAACTGATATCTCGGCGACAGACGAATGGGCGTATGATAGTATCAGCAGAGGCTATTATATAGTTACGTACACCGATAACATAGGCACAATGTATGACCGCAGTGTTGATTTTTCGAACTTGACGCTTACTTTCGACAACGATATAAAAACAGATTTAGCGAGCAAGTACGCGGAGCGGCTCACGATTGAAGCAAGTGTATTGATGGACGGTGTTGATCTCGTCGAGGGCGATTATATCGCTTTAACGTGCTATCAATCTTATTTTCAACTTTGGGGCACGCTTCGAGAGGGCAACATCGGAACTATAACGTATACTTTCGGAGCGAGAGCAGTCAAAGCGGATATTGTTATGCCTTTTGCCGTTGAATCTGATCAAGTGGTTTTGACGGTGTACTACAAGTACGGCAATACAATACTCGGCTCGGACATGTACGCCTATATCGAGGGCGATACTTACGAGGTTACGCCGCCTCAACCGTTGGAATATCTTGAGGGCGACAAACTTGGTGTATATTGTGCGTGGGGTATGACAACATTAACAGATGCTATCGATGAAGATACGTGGATAAATGTCAGTTATAGCAAGGCTCTGGAGCACGACGTGAGTACGCTTGAACTTTACATTATTGACGTAGACGAGGCGAGTATACATAACGGGGTGGTAACGATTGAGTAAACAAATAGTAATAAAAGAAGAAGGCAGTTCTCGAACTTACACTGCAACAAAATTAAAAACGAATCTTTCGGGTGGCGGTACTTGTATGTGGATTCCTGAAGATGAAGCACAGCCGACGCTAATCACAAAAAACATTACGGCGAACGGCACATACAACGCGGCAAGCGATAACGCGGACGGTTTTTCGGCGGTCGTCGTAAACGTACCAACAAGCGGGGGGAACCTTGGCACTAAGACTATAACGGCAAACGGTACGTATAACGCAAGCGCGGACAATTACGACGGATATTCGACCGTGACAGTCAACGTTGACAACAGCGAGGCGGTATATGCATCATTGTTGGCGCAGACTTGGGGCAGTACATTACACACCAATACGCACTGGGTATTTAACGACACTATAACCTTCGCCGAAGGCTCGTATGACGTGAATTTTATCGACGGATTCGGCAACAGCAACATGGGTATAACGATAGGTCAAAGCGAGATATATTACACGTCAGGCAACTCGACATTAACGGTATATTCCGTTTCGTGGAACTACCGACAAACCGGTTACGGTTATAAATACATTACCTTGACAGGCGGTGACGATATCGAGGACGCGAATTTTCTTACGTGGTTAACTGCAAATGCAACGCAGTACACGCCTGTTGCAGACCTCACAAACACAACGTGGGACTTGAACTCGTCGCTTTCGGGCTTCATCACTCTCATATCTTATAGCGGCACGTATAGGGGCGATTATAGCGTTAATTTTACCGCGGGCGGTAACACATATTCGGCATTGACTTGGTACGACACCGGGGAACTGTGGTACGGCTCAACTGTCGCATATAATGGCACTTGGAGCACTAACAACACAATTACAATAACGGGCGGGACAGATGTAACAAACGCCGAGTTGATAAATTGGCTATACGGGAATGGGGTAAAACAGTGAATAAAGATATATTTGAAGCAAAAATGAACGCGCTCGCTGATTCGATAAACGCAAAGGCAGGGACTACAGGCAAGAAAAACCTTGACCAACTCAAAACTACGGTAGATAACATTCCGACAGGCGGTTCAGATATCGCGCAAAAAGTTAACGTTGTATTTGGCGTGACAGCCGAGGAAGTGCCCGCCGGTTACACTATCGTATATTCGGCTACAAATACGGGATATATGCCGGATGCGTGTCTGAGAATTGTCAGCAACAGCGAGACAATTTTGAACGAGGAAATGAATACGTCGGGAAGCGTTACAGCACCCGTTAACACGGCTCAGATACAGATATATCGAACGACTTATTCCATATCAGATATGGACATCAATACTGCGACGCTTGGCGGCGCGGCGATCACTATGATTGAGGACGCGGAGAACAACATGTATTATGCAGACGTAACGTTTCCATTCGCCACCGCATTGATAATAAGCGTAAATGCGTATGATTAAGGAGGGCAAAAAATGTTTACAAATAATTATAAAAACTTAATGAATGGGAGAGCTAGTCTCTCATCGTATCCCGTGACCAGCAGTAGCAATTGGATGAGCATGACGATACCAGCCACAATTATTAGTATATCAGGAACCGAATATTCGGCTGCTTATAGTGCGGGGGCGTATAATTCTAGCGGGTCTACTATAGCGACTGGCGCTGCTGCGTTTAAGAATGCTCTGTGTTTAAGCACAACTGTCGGTACTACCACAATCGGCTCTTCTGCATTGATAATTGGTATTACCACCAAATCGGAATTGTCAGAAGATGATTATTCATTTGATTCTTCAAACTCTGCATTTATTTCGTGCCGTTTTGAAAATAATAACTTTTATCTTAACGTACTCAACACAGGGTCAACAGATTTATCGTTTAACACAATTCAGTTTGCTGGCAGATTTTATGATTCGGGCACAAGTTCTCAGAGTGCGTATTATTTTCTCCTTGTGGAAATCCCGCTCGGCACGGTAACACTTGAGCCTGATCAATCTAAGACATATCGCATAAGCAAAGACTTCGCGGAAGAAACATAATTCCCTATTGACAACACATAAATAAATGTTATAATATAGTAAAGGAGTGATAAAATGAAATCTTTAGAGGTGGCTTTTTCTCAGGTCGGTTATTTAGAAAAAGCGAGCAACAAAGATCTTGATGATTTTACCGCGAACGCAGGAAACAACAACTATACAAAGTACGCCCGAGATATTAACCTTATAGCAGACTATTTCAAGGGCAATAAACAGGGCGCGGCGTGGTGCGCTGTGTTCGTCAACTGGTGCTTGATACAGGCATACGGCGCGAGCGAAGCAAAGGCTATGACCTATCAGCCGTCGCCTTCATACGGCGCCAGTTGCACGTGGGCGGTGAAATATTACAAAGATAACATCGCCTTTTCAAATAAGCCTCGTGTCGGGGATCAAATCTTTTTCTCGTCAAACAAGACAAGTCCGACGCACACGGGGCTTGTGTACGACATTGATGACACTTACGTTTACACGGTCGAGGGGAATATATCGGACGCGAGCGGGAAAAACGGCGTATATAAAAAGCAGTACCGTTTGAACGATCCATATATATATGGTTATGGCATGATAGATTATACAAAATTGATAACAATCGAATTAAATAAACTATCTAAGGGGAGCAAGGGAGAGCAAGTGCAGTCTTTACAACAGTTGCTTATAGCAAAAGGCTTTTCGTGCGGCAAGTACGGCGATGACGGAGACTTCGGGAATGCGACAAAAGAAGCGGTTATTGCTTATCAGACGGCAAATCCCGAGTGCGGCAAGCCTGACGGCATAGCGGGCGAAAAAACGTGGAGATCAATCCTCGGTGCATAAATGGACTACAAGGATATAATCATTGCGGTATTGACAGGCGGCGTCGGTGCGGCGGTAGTCAAGTTTGTTTTTGACGCTGTTGCGTGGCGCAGAAACCGAAAAGCGGAAAAAGAAGATCGGCAAGAGTCGAACGCCGAAGAACGGCTCAAAAAGATCGAGGCGCAGAACAAGGCGCAAAGCGAGGCTATTAAATTTATTCTTTATGACCGCATAAGATATTTAGGTCAATACTACGTATCGGAAAAAGAAATAAACATAGACGATAGGCGCATTCTGAATGAGATGCACTGTTCGTATCATCAAGGTCTCGGTGGAAATGGCGATCTTGATGTGCTGATGAAGCAGGTCAACAATTTACCATTAAAATTAAATAAGTGAGGTTATTATGATTTTCAAAAATTCAAAGGTTTACGATGTAATCAAATTTATCGCGCAGATCGTGCTTCCTGCGCTCGGTACGCTTATTTTTTCAATCGCTTCAATCTGGGGCATGCCTTATGCTGAGCAAATTGTCGGTACTATAACGGCGATTGATGTATTTCTTGGCGTGATTCTCGGTGTGGCTTCTGCGCAGTACAAAAAGCAGATTGAAAGCGAGAATAAAGATGAATGAATTACAATCCGTACCGTACATAGTGTACGAGCAGGAAAAAATACACGCAAGCAGGGCACAACGCAGATGGTTTGTTATTTGCATTGTGCTGATCGCCGCTTTAATCGCTTCAAATCTCGGTTGGATAATTTACGAAAGCCAGTTTGAAACTGTCACAGAAACCATAGAAGAATACGAATATGAGATTCAGCAGGATTCGGAAAACGGAAACAACAATTTTGTCGGGCATGATGGAGACATAACGAATGGCGAAGCAGACGGTTAAAGTCAAGTACAAAAAGACGACACGGACTTATCGCCGCAAGAAAAAGAAATGAATATTGATATACATAGTCGCTCAGAATGGGAGCATCTGATAGACGAATACATTTTCAGTGAGCGAGACAGAAAGATATTAAAGCGGCGGTTGCTTGACGGCATCTGCTACGAGCCGTTAGCAGAAGAATTTGGATTATCAGTAAGGCATATACAGACTATAGTTTATAAGGGTCAAAAGCGATTGTTTTCGCACCTCCCCTCCTACGAGAAAAACACATAAAAATAACATATATGTCACACGAAATTAGCGTGGTTACATCATTGTAACCGCGCTTTTTCTATGCCAAAATATAGGCAGAGGTGAGGAAATGTATCAGTATTATAATCCGTCTCCGGTCGGTGCAAGGGTCGGTGATTGCGCGGTTCGAGCGGTGGCAAAGGCTCTCGGCATGGATTGGGAAACAGGGTTTGCTGTGCTGACCGTCAAAGCCTATGAAACGGCAGATTTACCGAACTCAAATGCCGTTATTAATGCTGTTCTGACCGAGCGCGGATTCGAACGAGGCGTTGTCCCTAACACCTGCCCGGCTTGTTATACTTTTGAGCAGTTTGCAGCGGACTACCCCGAGGGAACTTACGTTCTCGGAACAGGAACGCACGTCGCTACGGTCATAGACGGAATATTGTTTGATACCTGGGACTCATCTAAAGAAACACCCATATATTATTGGGTCAAGAAAGAAGGTTAAATAATGGCTTACAATCCTTACTATCAGTGGAATCCCTACTATCAGCAGAACAATCAGCCTATGCAGTCGCCCATGCAACAGGGAATGCAACAGCCCATACAACAGCCGCAACAGCCTATGCAACAGCCTGTGCAGGCTCCCATGCAACAGCCGCAACAGATACAGCAGAGCGGTTTTATACCCGTACAGTCGGAGCAGGAAGCGAGGGTATATCCGGTCGCTCCCGGCAACTCCATAACATTCAAAGATGAATCTCAGCCGTATTGCTATGTTAAGACAATGGGGTTCAACCAACTTGACCGCCCTATATTTGAAAAATACAGACTTGTAAAAGAGGAATCGTCTGCAATGGCTCAAAATTCGCCCACGGTGAGCGAAAACAAGCCTACAGTTAATTATGCGACAAAAGACGATATCGAGGCTCTGAGGGCAGAAATTGAGGCTCTAAAAAAGGCTAAGAAACCACGCAAGATAATGGAGGACGAAGATGATGAATAATCCGATGAACGTCATGCAATTATTACAACAACTACAGCGTAACCCTATACAGGTATTACAGAGTAGGGGATTTAACGTTCCGCAGAATTTGAATTCTCCTAATGATATAATTCAGCATTTGATGAACAGCGGTCAGATATCACAGGCACAATACAATAACGCTCGCCAAATGGCGGCAAGATTCAAACGATGATACTATCCGTCGAGCGCGCAGACGGCTTGTATAAATAATTTTTTCGAAAGGATTTAACAAATTATGGCAATTTCAGATGAAAACGGCGGCATAGGCGCAACCATGCTTGTCGGTCCTGCCGGATACGGCGGATACAACAACGGCGGCGGTTTCGGCGGTTTCGGCGGTTTCGGCGGTGACTGGGGCTGGATCGTTCTGTTGCTTCTTCTTGCCGGAAATGGCGGCTGGGGATTCGGCGGCGGCTTCGGCGGCGGCTTTGGCAATATGATGCTCGGCTATGATTTCCCTTGGTTGCTTAACGGGCAGAATGGTATTAACAGCAATGTCAACGACGGGTTCAGATCCGCTCAACTTTCCGACAGCATCACATCGGTAAGAGACGGCATAAACGCTCTGTCAACACAGCTTTGCGGTTGTTGCGGAGACATGCAGATGTCGCTTGCAAACGGCTTTGCGAACACAACCGCGGCTATCACTGGAGCGCAGAACGCACTCGCGCAGCAGCTCTACAGCAACGAAATCGCAAGCCTCGACAGATCGTTCGCGGAGCAGACCGCTAACACGGCAGGCTTCAACGGCGTGCAATCCTCTCTGTGTGACATCAGATACGGCAATGCAACTAATACCCGCGATATTCTCACGGCTCTTACTTCGGGTGTACAGTCTATCAAGGATCAACTTTGCCAGGATAAGATCGATGCAAAGAACGACGAGATATCGCAGCTTCGCCAGGAAGTGCTTTATGCTCGCGGACAGGCTTCGCAGGTGGCTCAGAACTCGGCTATCATCAACGGCGTATATGATAGGCTCAACCAGTGCCCTGTCGGCACGGTTCCCGTGTACGGAGAACAGTCGATATTCACCTGTCCTAACAACGGATGCGGATGCAACGGTAATTTTTAATTAAAATGCCCTTATGAGGCGCGGGCGGTTTAATACACTATATACCCGCGCCCGGGCAGAAAGGATTTTTTATGGCTTGTGAATTTTTATACAATCCCGTTCAGGAAGTGGCGTTAAACGCTCCTATACTGTTCGACGTATCTATTCCCTGCTCTCGCGGTTATGTATATCACGAGGGACAGACCGGGAATTTTATCCTCAAAGGCGCAAACTCTAATAACTGTTGCAATCAGTACGCTCAATATCAGGTGACATTCAATGGCAATATTTCTATCCCCGAAGGCGGCACGGTTACGCCTATTGCGGTAGCGATAACGGTCAACGGTGAGCCGAGACTGACGAGCAGGGCGATTTTTACGCCTGCGGCGGTTGATGAATACGGCAACGTAACAAGCACGGCTATAATTAAAGTGCCTCGCTGTTGCTGCTTCTCGCTGTCGGTAGATTCAGTTCCTGCAACGACCGACCCGACCGTAACGCCTGCGCCTGTTATTGAGGTGCAAAATGCAAACCTTACTATTACGCGCATAGCGTAAGAAAGGAGAAAAAACAATGCACGATTATCTTGATGATCTCTATGAGATTTGCGAAACGCTGACAAACCACCTTTCCGAGACGAACGACAAAATCAGAAAAGCGGGCGGTCAGATGAACGGCTCCGATGTCGAATACGTTGACAAACTTACTCACGCGATAAAGTCTGTTAAAACAACTATCGCCATGATAGAAGCTGGCGAGGATGGCTACAGTTCAGCGGGCGGATCATATCGCGGCAACTATGAGCGCGGTGGACGTGGATACAGCAGAAACGACATGAGGGGCGGTTCGTACGCACGCGGAAGAAACGCAAGGCGCGATAGTCGCGGCAGATATTCAAGCGACGACGAAGAAGAGTTTACCGAAAAACTCCGCGATCTTATGGATATAGCACCGTCGGAATCGCAAAAAAACGAGATCCGCAGACTCTTAGACAAAATGGAACGGTGAACATATCGCTAATCGAGCGCAATATAGACGAGCTTGAACGCTACAAAGTTACGGCGGAAAACGTTGAACAACTCGCGGCTCTGTATGTGGTGCATGACCACCTGTCAAACGGTCGGAACGTAGTTGACGTAATGCCGGACTGCGGAGAGGGCGAGTTCCGTCAAGCCTGTTGCGACAAGGATATATCTAAAGTTTTCGAAATACTCAACGAACATATGCAAGTTGTACAGGCTCTGTTGCCTCGTGAATACGCTGCTGTAATCGACAGAATTAAGAACATCTCGTAAGGGGTGTTCTTTTTTTTGAAAAAAAATTAAAAAAATTTGTGAAAACTATTGACATTTGTGAAAAATTATGATATTATAAGGATGACGGCGATACCGCCCACAAAATTAATCAAATAGGTGCTGTCCTATCGGCTATACGGGGAGGAAGGTAAGAACATGGAAAAATACGCACTCAAAGAATTAAACGAAATGGTTGATAAAGCAAACGTTTGCGGAGGTTCGCTCGACCTCCGCGGTCTGACCAGCATACCCGAAGGATTTAATCCCACTGTCGGAGGGCATCTCGATCTCAGCGGGCTGACCAGCATACCCGAAGGATTTAATCCCAAGCATACCCGAAGGATTTAATCCCACGGTCGGAGGGCATCTCGACCTCCGCGGTCTGACCAGCATACCCGAAGGATTTAATCCCACTGTCGGAGGGTATCTCGACCTCCGCGGTCTGACCAGCATACCCGAAGGATTTAATCCCACTGTCGGAGGTTCGCTCGATCTCGGCGGTCTGACCAGCATACCCGAAGGATTTAATCCCACTGTCGGAGGTTCGCTCGATCTCAACGGTCTAACCAGCATACCCGAAGGATTTAATCCCACGGTCGGAGGTTCGCTCTACCTCCGCGGTCTGACCAGCATAGAAAGAAACAAAATGAAAGTAACCCGGTTAAAAGACGGAGATTACGTACCGGGTCAATACCTCTACGCAGACGGAACATTGACTCACGTCAAGCGTGAGAAGAAAATCGGCAATTACACATATTATATTGGTAAGGTACCGGGGCGAAATGTAATATCTGACGGTAAGAATTACGCGCACTGCAAAACCTTCAAGGACGGAGTTTGCGATCTGAATTTCAAGGCTGCAGAAGGGCGTGGAGCGGACCAATATAAGGGGCTGACCGTCGACAGCGTGGTGAGTTACGAAGACGCACGTACGATGTATCGAGTGATCACGGGCGCGTGTCAGCAAGGCACACAGCAGTTTATTGACGGTCTGAAAGAAGTTAAGCGCGAATACAAGGTCAGCGAAATCATCGATATGACTGTCGGCTGGTATGGTTATGAGACTTTTAAAAGATTTTTTGATAAAAATTAAAGAGGGCTAATATGAAAAAAATAATTGTGACTATGTTGCGTGTTATCTCAATGCTTCTATTTATAGGCGTGATCGGGTGTTGTAACAACGACAGCCCTTTTACAATAATAATTATGTTCGGTTGCTTCGGGATCGGATCGCTTTTGGTAGCCGCAATAGCCGAAAAAATTGACGAGAAAAAATAAAAGACATGAAAAGTATTGACAAGTGTGAATGGTACGGCTAAAAAATGGGGATATGGTTGTTTACTATCCCAAAGCAGAAAGCGAGGAAAAAGAGTGAATGATTTAATCAGCAGACAGGCGGCGATAAATGCTGTAAAAGGCGTTTATTTGGGCGTATATCCCGAAGATGCAGAAGAGTGGATTATAAAGAGCCTTGAAAATTTACCGTCAGCAGAGCAAGAGGTATCAACTAATCTTTATGATGTTGAAGAAATACACGAAAACTGCACGGTTCAGATTTAAAAAAACACAATTACAGGAGACATATCAGCGAGGTGGTGGGAAAATGAGACCTGAGGCAGACATCGAAAGAAAGATACAAACACAGAAAATATTGAGTAAGGACGCAACATATCCCTGTCAGTACTGCAAAAGAAACAGCACCTGCGTCACTGCAAAATGCGTTAAATGGCAGACTTGGTTTAAAGCGGAGTGGGCAGCGATCAGAAAATATTTTGAAAAAATTTAAAAAGTTATGAAAAAGGGTTGACAAATATAAAAAAGTATGATAAAATAGGGCATAAACAAAAAAAGCGCAAGCGAAGGAGGGCAAAATGGAAGAATATTACACCGACCTTGAAAAGCTCGTCACAGTTACAGAAATAATGCGGCTGTGTTGGCGAATATCGCACGACACAAAATACACAGCGTCATTTGATTACTCCCCACACGTTGAGATGGTTTCCGTCAGTGTGTGCGACGAATGGCAAGAACCGCCTATTTATTGGCAGTACACATACACCGACAAAGAATTTGACCACGTGCCGACCATAAAAGAGGTATTGCAATATCTCAAAGAATTTTACCGAAAGGAGGTAACGCAGAATGGATGATTTAAGGACAAAAGTGCTTTTGTACAGAGCAAAACATAATTTGACGCAGAAAGAACTCGGCGAAATTATCGGCGTAACAGCGCAGACGATTTCTTTTGCCGAGACAGGCATACACATCGGAAAAATGACACGAGCAAAATTGGAAATACTTATAAATTCGGACAAAAAGAAAGGGGAAGAAAAATGATAACTTACGAGCAGATCAAACAGGCAAACGAAACAATAGCAACAACACCAATTCAGGGCAAGGCTTACGCGGAGGTAAATCAGCGCATAAAGGCGTTTAGAATGGTTTACCCGGAGGGCTATATATTCACTGACCTTGTTAGCAACGAAAACGGCGTATGCGTATTCCGGGCAACAGTTGGATATTACACGGAGACAGGAGACCCTATTTCGCTCGGAACAGGAACAGCCTACGAAAAAGAGGGAAGTTCATTTATCAACAAATCATCGTACATTGAAAACTGCGAAACATCGGCGGTCGGACGTGCGCTCGGGATGGCGGGATTTGGAATTGATGTATCGGTGGCAAGCGCGGAGGAAGTGCAGAACGCCATGCTCAATCAGGGCAAGGAAGAAAAGAAAGCAACACCTGCACAGATCGAAACGCTGTCAAAGGTTTACAGCGGAGACAATCTGAACAGGCTGCTGCTTGCAAACGGCATTGAAAAAATCGAGGACTTGCCGATGAAAAAGGCGTCAGACCTTATTTCAAAATTGAAGGAGCGGCAGAAATGAACGAGATAATAAAAACAAACGGCAATGACATTATTGACAGCAAAATTTGCGCGGAGTTTGCAGAACTTGAAAAGCAGATAAAAATACTCACCGAAAAGGAAAAGGCGGTTAAAACGCAAATTTTACAGGCTATGGAGGATAACGGCGTTATCAAAATTGACAACGATCGTTTTACGATAACCTATGTCGCAGCGACAGACCGTGAGAGTTTTGACAGCAAGACATTCCGGGCAGAAAATCCCGCTTTGTATGATGCTTATGTTAAGATCGTGCCGGTTGCTCCTTCATTGAGAATTAAGATAAAATGACCACTATTAATATAGCAGGGCAGACACTCGAATATATCGAGGATGAGCACATATATCTTGTAAACGGAATAATCGTGCCGAGCATTACAAGCCTATTAAAAACCGACAAATATGACCATGTAGACAGGGCGGTGCTTGACCGCGCCGCCTGTCTCGGAACAGCGGTACACGAATCTATCGAAAAATATTGCAAAACAGGCGAAGAAACAGATTTGAAAGAACTACGAAATTTCAAATTCTTGCAGAAACAATATAATTTTGAAGTTTTGGAGAACGAAAAGCCCGTGATACTTTTTCGAGACGGTGAGCCGGTCGCGGTCGGTCGGCTGGATATGGTTATCAAGATGAACGGTAAAATCGGCGGCGCGGATATTAAACGCACGGCAACGCTCGACAAGGAATATGTCGCAAAACAGTTAAATCTATACCGAATAGCCTATAAACAAAGCTACGGCGTAGAATGGGAATTTTTAAGAGCGATACACCTGAGGGACGACACGAGAAAGTTTGTCGAAATCCCAATAAACGAAGAAATGACAAACGAAATTATCAGGGGGATATAATGAATAAAACGATTTTAACAGGCAGACCAACAACAGACATCGAACTTAAGCAGACAGCAAGCGGGGCGGCGGTAGTAACATTTGCACTCGCGGTCAGAAAATGGGGCAAAGACAACGAAAGCGATTTTATTAATATAGTCGCGTGGAACAAAACAGCGGAATTTGCAAGCCGTTATGTGCATAAGGGTGACCGCATTGGACTTGTAGGGCGCATACAAAGCCGAAATTTTGACGGCAAGGACGGAAAAAAGGTTTATGTGACCGAAGTTATAGCCGAAGAAATTGAGCTGTTAGAGCGCAAAAAAACGGCATCAGAGACGAAGGAAACAAACGAAGCCGAAAGCCTTAATTTTGAAGAGCTCGGCGCAGACGATCAACTGCCGTTTTAAAGTATGAGGTCTTGATCTGAAGGTGGACTTGGTATGAGGGAAGTCCTTAATTACATCAATGTAAAAGTTGATTAAAAATAAATCCGAAAAACAGTAAAGGAAAAGATAAAAAATATGATAGTTGATATTTACAATACAGACCAAAAATATGGGTTAATCCTTGCCGACCCGCCGTGGAAGCAATCAAAAGGCGGTAAAAAGAATGTTAGACCAGTGAGTAGCGGAACAGAACTTGATTATCCAGTATGTTCGTTAGAGGAAATAAAAGAACATTTAAGACAAGCAACAAGTCTTGTTTCGGGGAGAACTCAATTTTATTCCTGTGGACGATCGACAAGTATCTATTTGAAGCCCAACAAATAGCCGAAGAACTTGGTTACAAATTACACGCGAGAATGATATGGAATAAAGTTACCGGAATACCAGCGGCTTTCACAATTCGATACGGACACGAATATCTGCTCTATATGTATAAAGGAAAACTTATTCCTGTTGCAACGAATGAACGCGGGAAGATACATACGGTCTTTACAGAACAAGTACAAAAACATAGTCAAAAGCCGGAGATAGCATATCAAATAATTGAGAGGCTGTATCCAGACTTGAAGAAATTAGAGATGTACGCGAGAAAGACGCGGGACGGATGGGATAGTTTTGGGAATGAATTATGAGGTAAAGAAAATTCCCTGCAAGATTGCAAAAGATTACATACGTTGAGTGTCACCATATATGAGGGAGGAGGCAGACGGTCAAACGCAGAAAAATACGGTTGCACCGTCTACCTCTGCCCCGAGCATCACCGAGGCGATACAGGCGTTCATAAAAACCGTGATCTTGACCTGAAATTGAAACGGCTTTGTCAAAAAGAGTTTGAAAGCAAGGTTGGTACAAGAGAAGAATTTATGCGGTTATTCAGGCGAAATTATCTTGCGGAGGATATATGAAATACACAGCAGAAATACCGTTAAAGTTACCGTCTCTTAACGATTATATTGATGTTTGCAGGACAAACAAATACAAGGCGGCAAAATTCAAAAGAGACATTGAAGCAAATATCGCATTATTTCTCCGAAGCCTTCCGAAGTTTGAGAAACCGATAAAAATACATTTCCATTGGATTGAGGAAAATGGCAAGCGAGATTACGACAATATTTGCGCTTCAAAAAAATTCATACTTGACACTTTGGTAAAACTCGGAAAATTAAAAAACGATAACCGAAAATGCGTCTGCGCTTTTACAGACACGTTCGGAGTTGCAGACAAAGCAAAAGTTATTTTATATATACAGGAGGCAGAAAATGAAAACAGTTAAATATATTATTTTAGCGGTGATTGTGACAATAATGATAATAACGTTTTTGTTATTGTTGGGTGGCTCGGCAGTACTGATTTATGCGCTTTTCGGGCTGAAAGGCTATTTAATCGGCACAAGTATATTAGCAGTAATTTCGGCGTTTCTGGGCGTAAAGGTTGCCCAGTACGCGGCAAGGAGGGAAAGATGACACAGAACGACAGGGTATATGAATATCTCACCGAACACGGCACAATTACCTCTCTGGAAGCGATAACCGAACTCGGTGTGACACGGCTGGCATCACGGATAAACGATCTGAAACGGACGGGGCACGAAATTACCGGGCAGATGATAACCGTCAAAAACCGTTTCGGAGAGAGCGTCAGGGTGAAGGAATACAAATTAAAAGATAATTAAAAATCTATTAAAATTGTATTTAAAAGTTTGATATAAAATAATAGTTGAGAAGGAAAAAGGAAATAGGGCTATATAGGTACATTGGGTTCTTTTTACCTTCTCAACAAAAAAGAAAAAATCCCTTTCGCCCGATGTATCTATATAGCCTTATTTTTTTATTAGGAGAAACAGATGAAAAATTCTAATCAATTACAGAACACAAATTTTTATACTGTCAAAGGTTGGATGGTAAACGATCTGCAACTTCAAGGCGTTCCGCTTATATTGTTTGCTATTATATATGGTTTTTCGCAGGACGGTATAACTGAGTATAGAGGCGGGCTACAATACCTTTGTAATTTTTCGTGTACAAGCAAGCCGACAGTCATAAAAGCATTAAAAGAGTTGACGAACAGAAACCTTATAATCAGAGTAGAAAAAAATGAAAACAATGTGCTATTTGTCAATTACAAGCATAATCCTGCCATTTTTAATAGTGGTAAAGATATTTTACCGGTAGTAAAAAACGAGGTAAAATTTGAGGGAGAAGGCGGTAAAGAAACTTTACCCAATAATAAAGAAATAATAAATAATAAAGAATTAAGAAATAATATAATATATATTGTCGAGTACCTTAACGAAAAAGCAAAAAAGAGCTTTAAGGCAAATAATAAAACAACTCAGCAACACATAAATGCAAGGCTTTCAGAGGGATATACCGTTGATGATTTTAAAACGGTTATTGACAAAAAATGCGATGAATGGCTTGGTACAGATTTTGAGCAGTATTTAAGACCGTCAACATTATTCGGTAGCAAATTCGAGTCATATTTAAACGCACCTGCAAAGAAAACAAAACAAGAAGCAAAACCACTTGTCGGGGATGAAAATTACGTTGACCTTGACGATGTATTTTAAGGGGGAACAATGAACGGAACGATTAGAAACATAATAGCAGGCGCAGAAAAAGCGGCGCAGGAACGACGCACAATAAATGAAGATGATTATTTAAATAGCGACGGTTTATGGGTATGCGGTAAATGCAACACGCCCAAACAGGTCAAAATTGAGTTGTGCGGAGAAATATTAACACCTATGTGTTTATGTGAATGCGAGGGAAAACGCTTTGAGAGCGAAAAAAAAGAGCGTCAGAGGGCGTTATATATCGACCACTTAAGAGCCGAAGCATTTACAGATCAGAGAATGCTTGAATGGACTTTTGAAAATGACGATCACGCAGACCAGAAAACAATGGATATCGCGAAACGGTACGCGGAAAAATTTAAGGAAATGAACGGCAAAGGGCTGATATTATTCGGGGATGTTGGAACCGGCAAAAGCTACGCGGCGGCGTGTATTGTAAATGATTTGATACAAAAAAGAATACCGTGTAAAATGACAAACTTTGTGCGGATAATCAACGAACTTTCATCGAGCTTTGAAGGTCGGCAAGAATACATTGATAATTTTAACCGTTATGATTTGTTAGCCATTGACGATTTAGCGGCAGAGCGTGACACGGAATATATGAGCGAAAATGTATATAATATCATAGACGCGCGGTACAGATCAGGCAAGGCGTTAATTGTAACAACAAACCTGACCGCCGAAGAACTCAAAAACGCGGAGGGAGTCAGGAAACAGAGGATTTACAGCCGGTTGCTTGAAATGTGTATGCCGATAGAGGTCAAAGGCAAGGACAGGCGCAAAACAAAACTCAAAGAGGATTTTAGCAAATACAAAGAACTGCTTGGAATTTAAAAAAATCAAAAAATTTTATGAAAAACTATTGATAAATAATAAAAAGCGTGATATAATAAGGTATGAACAAATGGCAAGTAGAAAAAGAATACCATGCGATTTTTGTGAAGAAGAGAACTGGTGGACGGAAGAAGGATCACCCGGTCACCAAATGTCAATAGAGGTTTATCCGTTCAACAACATTCTTTCTATTACCTCTTTTGCAAACACTGAAACCGGGGAAAGTAATGAAATATCTGTTTCCCTTGAAATGAATTACTGTCCGAAATGCGGTAGAAAGTTGGTGTAATGAATATGACGATAAAAGCACTTTTAGATGAGGTACGGACGGCATTTGAAACTCTGGGCTATGACCTCAGAACTCATAATTTCAGCATTGTTATTCGTCCCACACTCACACAAAGTCAGTGTGAGGTGCGGTTAGATGGCAAGTATTTCGGGGTGTGGGACACTGCACGGAAAACCTTTGTAGATTAGGAGGAACACAGCATGTCTGAAGAACACCCTTCATATTTTCTCTGCTGCCGCCGTGATGTTCCGGCTCTTGTGAAGCAAGCTGAAGCGGAGGCGGCGCAGATACTTAAAGAGTTTGAAACGTTCTACAATACAGCAGGTCTTGACAGCAGAACAAGTATTTGATATAATAAAAAGGGGCTGAAAAATGAAAAGCAAAGCATTTGAACATCATGCGATGGGCTTTGGCTCGAATGGCTGAAACAGGAGGTAAGCTATGGACAGAACTGACTATTTGAATCTCTGCAAAGAATGTGCTATGATATGTGATGACGGATTGTATGCCGTCAAAGTTGCAGGATGTGAAGTGAGGCGGTGAGCTGAATGTTTGGAATTAAAATTATCAGCAAGAAAAAGTTTGAGGCCGTGGAACGTTTCATCACTTACCTCGAAGGAAAAGTCGGAAGCGGCAACGGGATCGGCGGCGGTATGTAGTGCCGCCGCCTGTAAAATGGAGGTCAATATGACACTGAAAATTGAATACCTAAACAAAGAAGACCTGCGTCCATACGCGAACAATGCAAAGTTGCATCCTGTTTTTGTGTACTCTGTTAAGACGCGGCTTGCCCAACGGCGAAAATGAATGCCAACATTGCTTCTGACGCGATATCCGATGGCCAGAATCATGTCAAAAC